CGTGGTCGATTCAGGGTGCGTGCTGGCCTGCGACGAGGACGGCCAGGTCAAGTGGAAGACGACGAGCGCGGTCAAGCACGAGGGCAGCTTCGAAACGTCGTTGAACGTCCGTTGCGATGGCCATCGCGTCACCTTCTCCGGCAACGTCTCGCGCTTCGGTCGTTCCGACAACCTCTTTGGGTTCGATTTCTGGGAGTGCCTTCGCCGGGTCAACGCAGTCCTTGCGCACTACGAGCTGCCGGCGTTCACGCCCGGCGTGCGTCGTGAGGAAATCACTCGCGGCGAGGTGCGCTACGTGTGGAGCGGGGCGCGCGTTTCGCGCATCGACCTTACGGCGAACTACGAGGCCGGCTCGGCAGACAACGCCCACGCCTATCTGCAATGGCTTGGCTCGCAACACGTTGGGCGCCACGAGGGCAGGGTGCTTGGCCAGGGTGAGACGGTGTCCTGGGGCGGCGGTCGCCGGCAGTACTGGAAGGCGTACATCAAGCACCTTGAGATGGTGCGCCACGGCTGCGAAGACACACAGGTTATCGAGCACTGCACCGCGCGGGGTGTTGTGCGCTTCGAGGGCACGCTCCGGTCAAACGCCTTGACCGATATGGGCGCCGCGTATCTGGGCGACTACGAAAGCGGGTGGGCTATGGGCCAACTTATCCGAGCTTTTAAGGAGCATTCGGAGGTTGTTGCGCGTGCGGAAAAGAGCACCGACGACCTTGACGACCTCCCAAAGCATTTGCGTGCGACCGCGCGCGACTACTTGGCGGGAATGGATATGCAACAGCGCATGTCCCGCGCCTCGTTCTACCGGCACCGCTCGGCGTTGTTGACCTATGGGCTCGACATCGCCGTGCGCAACGTCCGGCCCTTCCAACCTCGGATTCGGGTGATCGAGTTGCGCCCCGCCGAGGTTCCATCCTGGTACCAACTCGCCGCCTAGAAAGGGCACCTCATGTTCCGTGCAGAAATCATCGGCTTCAAGCGCTTCGCCGGCACCGTCGACGGCAAAGCGATCAACAGCGCCAAGGTCTTCGTCCGCGTCAAGCTGGACGGGTCTCGCAACAGCGCCGATCAGCGGGCCGAGGGCTACTCGTCCGAAGAGCTTAAGGTCGATCCGGCGATCTTGAAGCGCATCGAGCACAACCCGTTGCCCTTGACGTGCGACATCGAGACCGAGCGCGTCTCGAACGGGCGCGAGTCGAAGGAAGTCGTCATCGACATCCTGCCCGTGTCCGCCGGCGTCGTCGCGTCCTCGAAGCCGCTCAAGGCCGCGTGATGCTGCCCGCTGTCACGCGCTTTGCGGCGGCGGTTGGTCGTCGTTTGCTGGTCTGGGTGACGGTGGTCGCAATCATCACCGTCGTTCGCCACCTGTTGGCGCATCACTGAGTCTTCTTCGGGCGCCCCATGGGCGTAAGGCGCTCGACTCCTTCTCTCGTCCACCTCAACCACGGAGTTTTTCATGAACAAGCAGATCAAGCGCGGCCTGGCCGCTGTCGGTGCCGTCGCCCTGTCGGGTGCCGCGATGGCCGACGTCCCGGCTGGCGTCACCACGGCCATCACGGGCGCGTCGACGGACGGCATCGCCATCGTCACCGGTCTGGCGGCTGCGGGCGCGGCGGTCTTCCTGATCGCCAAGGTGCTGCGCAAGTTCGGCGTGATGCTCTGAGCGCAGAGCGTCAGGGGAGGGCCCTGCGGTTTGCACCGTGGGGCCTTTTTTTTGTCCACAAGGGGGAGATATGGGAGCCGCATCAAATGGCCGGTGTTACCCGTCACAAGTCGAGGCCGCGCAAGCTGAGTGCGCTGCCTATCCGCGTTCGGTTGCCTCGGCCGATGGCGTCGTCACCTGGTCATGTTCGGGCGTCGCTGATGACGGTTCTTCTTTGGCGGTTGTCCGCCATGGTACGGACGGCGTGGTGTCTTCTGCGTCGATCGCGGTGAGCTACGCGCCCTGCGACGAGACCATGCAGTACTCCGACGCTGTGACGATGTGGGGCCTTGGCGCGACTGCGATCGTGACCGTGTTCGTCGTCAAAAAGTTCGTCTATCGCCTGGTGGCCAACCAATGAACGCTGATCCTGTCTTCGCCATGTTCGTCTTCATCCTGTGCCTCGTGCTCTGGGTCATTTTCGGGAAGGAATAACGTGAACCTGCATCGGAAAATCGCGAAGTGGCTTGGTAAGTGGGGCATCGTCGCGGGGGTGTACCTGCTCTCTGGCGCGTCGGTGTTCGCCGTCTCGCCCTTGCCTGGCTCAATCAGCGGCCAGGTGGTCAACGCTGTTGGCAATGTCGCTCGTACCGTCACGTCGAGCAATCCGCTGTCGATGGTCATGAACGTCAACGGCACGAGCGTCGAGGTGCTGGACTCAAGCGCGGCCGACACGCTGTCTAGCCTGATGAATCGGGCGATCACGCCTGGCGTTGTTGACGGTGCGGAGGCGGGTGTAGCGACCATTGCTGACACTGTCGGTATCGAAGGGCCTGCCGGCGCGATCGCCGTCGAGGCGACCGAGGTCATCGGTGCTGATGCGGTTGGCGCTGCGGTGGTCGCGTGCGTGGCCTCGATCGTGTGTGCTGCGGGCGTCGCTGCGGTGGGTATCGGCGTTGCTGCCCTCATCAGCGGCGCGCACGGTACCAAGGGGCCGAATGGGATTTCGGTCGACATGGGCGTTGACCCTTCGCCGCAGACGCAGTGGAGCGTCGCTTGGGGTGGGACGTCGCACATTTTTCCTGATCCAAGTTCGGCGTGCGAAGCAGCGTTTCCGCACTACTACGGGCCGGACAACCAGCACAACGAAACGCACCAGACGGACTCGGGTCAATGGGCGTGCTACATCGTTGTGACACTCTCCGGCTATGAGCGCACGTCCATTTACCTGTATCCGGCGCCGGTCACTGGGTTGGGTTGCAATCCGAATCCCGATGGTTCGATTCCGCCCGAGTTTCTGAACCCGGACGGGCAGATGAAGTGCCCTGGCGGCGAGATGACGAGCGACCCTGACAAGGTAAAAAAGGCTATCGCGCAGGCCGCTACGAGCGACAACCAGAACGCGGCGAAGGGCGTGGGGCAAATCCTCGATGGTGGCGGCAGCATTGACGTTATTCCTACGGCGATCAGCGGCCCTGCATCGCAGAACGGCGCGTCCACCACGTCAGTGACTACGGCGCCCGATGGGTCGACCACGACGACGACGATGACGAAGCACTACGATCTGACGTATCGGCCTGACGCGACTGGCATCGATATCCAGACGCAGACACATACGACGACGTCGACCAAGGATTCGAGCGGGCACGAGACGGGCAGCACCGATACGACGACGAGCACGGGCCCTGGCAGCACCGGCGGCACGGGTACAGGTACCGGTACTGGCACTGGTGGCTCTGGCGGGTCGGACAATGACGTCGATATCTGCGTTGCTCACCCGGGCATCATCGCGTGCGAGCAAGAGGGCACGCCGCCTACCGATGGCCCCACCTGGCAGAACAAAGACATAACGTTCTTGCCCGAGGATCTCGGGTTGCCTTCGGGCTGTCCGGCACCTCGCGCGTTTACCGTGCGTGGGATCGTCTTCACACTCAACTATCAGCCGGCGTGCGATATCGCCCCGATGGTCAATCCGTGCCTGGTTGCCTTCGCGGCGCTCGGGTGTCTTCTGTGGGTCATTGGCCAGGTCAAGGGGTAAGCCATGCCTATTGCTGCATTTCTCGTTGCCATGGTGGGCCCGATGGTGGCGCGGCTGCTCGCCGCGCTTGGCGTGAGTCTCATCACCATCACCGGCCTGGTCGCGACGACCGCGCTGCTCAAATCGCTGATGAAGGCGAACCTCAACAACCTGCCGGGCGACGGTCTCCAGCTGGCCGGGTTGTTCGGCGTTTGGACTGCGATCGGGCTTTGCTTCGGCGCGATCACCTTCGTGATCACCTGGCGTGCGACGGCCGGGTTTATGTCTCTCGCCAAGTCATGACGATCGAACTCATCACTGGCACGCCTGGCGCTGGCAAAACCACGTTCGCGGTTGCGGAGCGGCTCCGTCCTGAGTCTGAGCGCGATATCGACATGGAGATTGACGGGCAGCCGCGCACCGTTCGGCGTCGCCTGTTCGTCGCGGGCATCGGCGGCTTGCTCGTGGAGCATGAGAAGCTGCCGCACACGTTGACCAATGATCCGGTGCCGCAGGCCGTCATCGACTACTTCAACGCGGTTGACTCTGACGGCGAGCTCGTGCACAAGCGTTTGCGTGGTGAGCCGCCTGTGCCCATCCCTGACGAGGTCGAGGTCAACGGCAAGCGGTACCCCGCGGGCCCCTCGTTGTTCAACTGGTGGCTCTGGGTCGAGCCAGGCGACATGATCGCCGTTGATGAGGTGCAGTACATCGTTCCGCGCGGTACGGTTGGCAAGAAGCCTCCCGCGTACATTGCGCTCCTCGAGGTGCATCGGCACTACGGTGTGGACTTCCTGTTCATCACGCAGCACCCGCAGCTGCTCGATACGACCATCCGCAATCTGGTCGGCCTTCATCGGCACATTCGAGCCGTCATGGCGTCTCGGCTCTGCATGGTCTACACCTGGGATCACGCGTCGAACCCGGAGCGGTTCAACCTGGCGACCAAGTCGCAGTTCCTGCGGGGGCCGAAGCACTACCGTCTGTTCAAGTCGGCTGCTGGGCATGTCAAGCCGCCGTCTTCCGGTCGTGCAGTGTTGTTCGTCGTTCCGTTGCTGTTGCTCCTCGTGGGCTTCATGTTTTGGCGTATGCGCGATCGGCTGCAGCCGCCTCCGAAGCCCGGCCAAGCCACTCACGCGCCGGCTGCGTCGGCAGCGGTGCCGTCGACCGCCGGCCTCGTCGTTGCGGCGCCGCCGAAGGTCCCTACTGCGTCGGATCGCGACTGGCCTACCTACATCGCGGAGCCGTACAAGCCGCGTAGGGAGCCCCTGGACGGTCGCGCCGTCGAGTGGGAGGGGGGCTACACCGTCGGAACGAAATTTGTGGCGTATTTCGGCCTTCTGGTCGACGGGCAGCGCGTTACGACGCTGACGCTGTCGCAGCTGCTTTCGATGGGGTACACCTGGACGACCCTTGGCCCGTGCGTCGGCTCGTTGCGGTTCGGCCAGGTCGAACGCCTCGTGACCTGCGCGAAGCGTGTCGATCCTGATGAGCCGCACCAGGTCGCCGACCGCCCGGCGCCTGCGGCCTCTCTCCCGCTGCTGGGGGCTGGGGCGTGAGCCCCAGTACGAGCCTCGTCGTCTGACTAGCCAGCGGAGCGATAGCGGCCTGCTGCGGAGGCGTTCGCGGGTGGGGCAGGGGTGGGGTGGCACTGCCGGCCTCGCGCTCTCAAAAGCCCCCGGATAATTCGCTGGGTCATATTCGTCGGGAGCAGAGCGTTGGCCGATCCAGTCACCATCACCTTCAACTTCAGCCCGGAGCACTGGGAGCACGTGCAGGGCCTTGGACGCATGCTCGGTCGATGGGCGACTCTCGGCGGCGTTCCGCCCGAGGACTTCGCCTTTCGCGACATGTTGCAGTCCATCAAGGGCGTCGATCCGCTGCTCTTTCAGGTCGTCACGTTGGTGCTCCAGGGCGGTGCCCAGTCTCAAGGTATCGACTGGCAGAAGACGGCGAGGGCTCATCCCGGCTTTGAGCCCGGCTGAGTACGTGGAGTCGTTCGAGACTTCGCGTCGTCGGCCGATTGCCGACACGGTCAAATCTCGCGAAGGCTCGCGTGGCACGCAGGCGACCATCTGTGCGTGGTGCGAGGCCGTGTTCATCGCTTCGCGGGCTCGTTCGGCGAGCCCGTCCCACGAGAAAGCCCACAAGGTTAGTAGGACATGGCGCGGAGTTTCGGCGCTTTTCCAACGCCTGATCGTGCGTTCCGAGACGTCGAAGAACTCCGCCAGGTCGTGGTTGGTTAGATGCTTGAGTAATGGGTCGGCTAATACCTCGGCCAGGCCCCCGATATATTTGGGGAAACGATTCAGCACGGCGTGTTGTCGGTAGCTGACCAGGCGAAAAAAAGCCCCCATGAGGGGGCCTTCAGATTGGCGACCAGGCGTCGACAGCGACGCCGCAGCCAGGCAAGCAACCGCGCATAATGTGCGTTACCGACGCAGTCAGTGGTTAGCTCTGGAACCCGCATGGATGCTGCATCCGCGTGATTTCCGGCCCCGGACAGAATGACCAGCGCGACCGCCGCCGTCGACTTGGCCAGGGCCTTCAAAAAAAGGTCTAGCTGCTGCGGTGTTGCTTCTTGCTGTGCGAGCCAATGAAGCCACGGCGTTGGGTTTTCATCGAGTATTAGGCAGACCGTTTTCAATTGAGCAACCGTCGGGAGACGGCGGCCATTTTTCCAATCAGAGCGACGAGCTTTCGGGATGCCGAGAGCGTCCAGTTCGTGCTTCTGCTCGGTTGTCAAGCGGGTCAGCAGGTCGGTTAGGTCCATCTTTCGTCCGGTTTCCAATTTGGTTACCCTCCCGCCGGGTTCTCATTTTGGTTACCGGCGCATGGACTCTACCGGACCGCTCTCATCGACTCAACGGCAAGCGCCTCAGCCGGGCGCGACGCTGTCGCACTTCGCCTACTCCCTGCATTGCTCGCGCGTTGCGCTTGAGCGGCAAGAGGTAGCGAGGGTCTTCGTCCAGTTTCGACGCCAAGGCGTTACGCGCTGCGGCCAGGTCGTACGCTGCGAGGACTTCGACGGCGTCGAGTTCTTCCGCCTGGCCACGGATCGCGGCGAGGAATGGGCGCGCTGCAATTCGGCGCGGCTGTGCTCTGGCGATGGCCGCTGCACGTGCGAGGCCGCGTGACGGTCATTCGCGCCTTCACCTCTGACGCTGAAGTGCTGGCGGCCCGCAACCGTCTCGGCGTGCACCTGGTTGGCGTCGTCCAAAGGAGAGCCGGCGCGGGTTTGACCGAAGCGAGCGGCGGAGCCGCGAGCGCAGGGAAAACCCTCGACGGCGCGCGGGACGTGCTAGTAACACGTCCCGTTTGTCTCACCGGTGAGACTTTTCAGCACTCGCTCTCACATCGTGGAACGGATGCGGCTCCGTTTTTCGTCGACTGGCTGTCGATCTCGCAGACCTACCCAGAGGGCGGGCTGCCCGTGGTCGATTCAGGGTGCGTGCTGGCCTGCGACGAGGACGGCCAGGTCAAGTGGAAGACGACGAGCGCGGTCAAGCACGAGGGCAGCTTCGAAACGTCGTTGAACGTCCGTTGCGATGGCCATCGC